GGAGAGTGGAACATCAGCCAACTGAACTGCTTGCCGCAAGCCACCGAAGGTGCGGATTACGTCGTCACGGCGCACTGGCAGTGCAACGGCGTGGATGGCAACTACTACGGCAGCGTCTATAGCACCTGCTCGTTCCCGGTCGTGGAGGGTACGTCCTTCACCCCGTATGCCAATCTCACGCAGGATCAGGTGCTGGGCTGGATTTGGGCGAGTGGCGTGGACAAGGACGCTACAGAAGCCGCTGTAGAGCAGCAAATCCAGAACCAGATCAACCCGCCGATTGTGACCCCGCCGCTGCCGTGGGCTACGCCATGACGACCGTGCAGGAACTGGAAGTCACGGTAACGAGCCACATCGACGTCTGTTCGGTGCGCTATGAGGCCATCCATGCGCGTCTGAAGCGGCTGGAGAAACTTGTAATGACGGTCGGCGGCACGATCATTGTGATTTTGCTAGGTGCGCTGGGAACCATGACCTCTATGCTGGTGGACGCCATCAAATGAACAAGCCGGGCTTCAGTATGGAGAAGGTCGTGGACATGCTGTTCCCGGTCTTGCTTGCGGCTGTGGCTTGGCTTTTGGGTGAAATTACCTCGTTCCAGAATCGGCTGATTGCTATTGAGTCGAAGGTTCCGATTCTCATCACCGAGGACGGCGTGCCGACCGACAGCCCGTTGAGCGCGGCCAAGCGGCAGGAACTCAAGGACGATCTGATGGAAGACATCCATGACTTGCAGGTGCGGGTCAAGTTGATGGAGGAGCGCAACAAATGATGACGATGATCAGTACCTTCCTGTCATTCCTTGCGGGTGGCCTGCCAAAAATTCTGTCTATCTTCCAAGACCGGCAGGACAAGAAACACGAACTGGCCCTTGTCGCAGCGCAGCGTGAGCGTGAACTGGCCTTGGCTGAACGTGGCTTTATTGCACAGGCACGGGTCGAGGAAATCAAACTGGAGCAAATCCAGACGCAGACGGCTGGCGAGGAACGTCAAGCCCTGTACGCCCACGACATTGAGATCGGCAAGGGCGCAAGCCAGTGGATGATTAACCTGCGGGCCAGTGTTCGCCCGGTTGTGACGTACATCTTTGTGCTGGAGTTGGTCGCGCTTAACGTGGCCGGGGTTTGGTACGCCTACACAACTGGTATCCCGTTTGCTATTGCGATGGAGAATGTTTTCTCAGATGACGAGATGCTGATCCTGTCTTCAATTATTGCGTTTTGGTTCGGTACGCAGGCTTTTGGCAAGAAATGATTCACTTGTACATCATTTTTGTCTGGGCATTTGTAACCGGGTATACGCCAAATACCAATGAGATGGATTGGCAGTGAAAGTCTCCGCCGCTGCCATACAGATGGTGAAACACCACGAGGGCGTTCGGACTAAGCCTTATCGCTGTCCTGCGCTGCTCTGGACTGTGGGCGTCGGCCATGTCATTGACCCATCGCATACGGCGGTGAAATATGAGGAACGCAAGAGTCTACCGATACCCGCAGGCTGGGATCGCGTCCTCTCTATGGGAGAGGTTGATTCTATTCTGGCTCAAGATCTTGGCCGGTTTGAGCGTGGTGTACTTAGACTTTGCCCTGCTGCTATTGATCGTCAGGGAGTCTTCGATAGTCTCGTCTCTTTTTCCTTCAACGTGGGCCTTGGAAATCTGCAACGCTCTGGGCTGCGGATGAAGACCAACCGGGGCGACTTTGACGAGGCCGCAGACGAGTTTCTCAAATGGACAAAGGCGGCAGGTCGGGTGCTGCCGGGACTGGTCAAACGTCGCAAAGACGAACAGGCGTTGTATCTATCGGGAGTTGCGTAATGCCGCTTCAAAAAGTTGAACTGCGCCCCGGTGTTAATCGTGAATCAACTTCGTATGCCAATGAGGGCGGCTTCTTCGCAGGCGACAAGATCCGATTCCGTTCTGGCTACGCTGAAAAGATAGGTGGCTGGCAGAACATCAATGTCAATGGCAGCACGTTCAAGGGCGTCTGCCGTATGTTGTGGAATTGGATCAGCACGCTTGGTCAGAACCTCGTCGGTCTGGGGACAAGTCAAAAGGTCTATATTGAGCAAGGCGGCACTTACCATGACATCACCCCGCTTGGTAACTCGCTAACCCTTTCGCAGAACCCGTTCTCGACTACATTGGGTAGCCGTCTCATCACCGTTACAGCCACAGCACACCTGTCTTCTATTGGCACCTACGTCAACCTCTCTGGGGCCACGGCGGTGGCTAGCCTCACGTTGAACGGCGAGTACGAGATTCAGACCGTTCCAACTGCCAATACATTCACCATCTATGCTTCTGCTACGGCAAGTTCCACGACAACGGGTGGTGGCTCTCTTGTCATCGCCAAGTTCGACATTGATGCAGGCAATGCGGTGTATAGCGCGGGTGTCGGCTGGGGTGGCCCGCCATGGGGGTCAGGTGGTTGGGGTTCCTCCACAGGTGCTGGTGTAGAGATGCGCCTCTGGTCGATGTTCAACTACGGCGATGATTTGATCTTCGCTGAGCGTGGTGGCGAGATTTACTTCTGGACGATAGACACGAATACGTGGCCCCGTGCAGTTACGCTTGAAGAAAAAGCCAACACAGTCAATAAAGGCTTGACGCTTGGTGCGTTTGCTTCGGGTGTTACCACTATTGTTCTGGACGACACGACCGGGTTGGATACGGGCGCGGTGCTGTCCGGTAGTGGCATTGTCACCGGCACCTATGTCACTGCTGCGTGGGACTTCAGCAACTCGGTCACGATCTCTCAGGCTACGAACGCCTCGGCTACACTCTCGGCCATATCGTTCAGTTACGCCGGTCGGCACGTGCCAAATGAAGTCAACATGATCGTCAATTCACCGGTCAGTGACTTCGTTATATCTTGCGGTTCTACCCCATACGATCCGACTAGTTTTGCTACAACGTTTGACCCACTTCTCGTGCGCTGGTCTGACCAAGGTACGCCGTACGAATGGGTTCCTGCAGTGACTAATCAGTCAGGCGAGCAGCGTTTGTCAAGTGGTTCGTACATTGTCACAGCCAACAATACCCGTCAGGAAGTTTTGATCTGGACGGACACAGCCCTCTTCTCCATGCAGTACGTCGGGCCTCCGTTCGTGTGGTCGTTCACGCTGCTGGATCAAGACACTACTATCGCATCGCAGAACTCAGTGCTTACCGTGAACAACGTGGTCTACTGGATGGGCCGCGACAAGTTCTTCATGTATTCGGGGCGCGTTGAGACGCTGCCTTGCACCCTTCGTCAGTTTGTCTATAACGACATTAACTATGACCAGTTAAGTCAGGTAACGGCGGGTGCTAACGAAGGCTATAACGAGATCTGGTGGTTCTATCCTTCTGCTAACAGCACCATCAATGATCGATATGTCGTTTATAACTACCTTGAACGGATCTGGTACTACGGCAATTTGAACCGTACGTTCTGGGTACAGCACACGCAAAGGACGTACCCTTTTGCCACGTTCAACGTGCAGCAGGCGTATCTCGCTACGAGCATCAACTCATCTGTAACAACAATTGCTCTGACCGACACTTCGACCTTCCCGATGACCGGAACGATTACGGTGGACTCGGAGAAGATTTTCTACGCCGCCAAAGACGGCAATACCCTGACGGGTTGTGTTCGTGGGTATGACGGCACGACGGCGGCATCGCATGATCTTTATGCTTACGTGACCTATAACGTCGCTAACCAGATCATGCTGCACGAGGTGGGTAACGATGATCAGTCGGTCAGCCCTGCTCTGCCAATTGAGGCATACGTAGAGTCGTCTGATTTTGACATCCAAGACGGGCAGAGTTTTGGTTACGTCTGGCGCATCATCCCTGACCTCAACTTCACTGGGTCTACGGGTACAAGCCCGACTGTGACCCTCACGGTACGCCCCCGCCAGAACTCAGGTTCTAACTACACGAGCGCAGACAGCCCGACTGTAACGCGCACTTCGACGGTGCCGATCCAACAGTACACGGGTCAGGTCTACACGCGAGTGCGTGGTCGTCAGATGGCCTTCAAAGTGTCTTCGGCTGATCTAGGCGTGGCATGGCAGATGGGTGTTATGCGTATCGACGTTCGTCCTGACGGGAGACGCTGATGGCTGCTCCACGTGGTGTCGTACCCCCGAATCTTCCTGTTGCGCCGGTTCAGTATGAATCGCGGTATCAAGACCAATTTTCTAACGTACTGCGATTATTTTTTAATCGGCTTACTAATTACATAAACGCGCCTACCGCCCATGCTTCGTATTTTGATACAACGACACAGCCAAATCCTGTAGCCGATGCCGTTAATCTTTTTACGTACAACTCCGTAGTTTCTGATTATGAAGTTACACGTGGTAATCCGACTTCCAAGATCTACGTCACTAACACCGGGGTCTACAACTTCCAGTTCTCGGCTCAATTGGACAAGACCGGCGGTAGTGCTAGTGCGGTCTATATATGGCCTAGGGTCAACGGGGTAAACCTGCCAGACTCAGCGACCAAGATTGTGATCGACGGCCCAAACAACGAGATCGTGGCGGCGTGGAACTTTGTATTGGTTCTACAAGCAAACGACTACTTTCAGTTGGCTTGGCAGTCCT